GGCGTAACAAAATCGTTGAGTGTGGCAACATCGGCACGCCGATGCCGCTGGTGCCTAATGATCCGCTGATGCGTGGGACGTTCGAGCCTTACTACGGTGGCGACTTGCTCTACCTCGAGAGCTATGCGCGGCTTGCAGGATTGGCGTCCGAGGATTTCGTTTGGTGCGAGGAAGTGACAGTCTTGATTCGGCCGCACCTTGCGGCATAGGGGACAGATATGCGAAAGCCAGTCTACATCGGAGTGCCAGTCCTGAGGCGCTATGACCTGCTTAGGAAACTTTGCCTGTCGCTTGAGTACGGCACCGTCAAGCCGGAATTGATCACCGTGATTGACAACGGCAAGCAAAGGGACAAGGTCGAGCAGGCAATCAGCGGGCTGAGCATCCCTGTAGACGTTGCTGAACCAGATGCGCCGCTTGGCATTGCGGCCTCGTGGAATTGGCTTATCGCCAATTTGCCAGAAGAACGCATCATCACGAACGACGACATCGTGTTCCTTGGCGATTCAATCGAGAAGATGTGCGTTGCGTCAGGAGACCTCGTGTTCGGCTGCGGTTATTCCTGCTACCTGATCCGCGACAGTGCCATTGCCAAAATCGGTCGGTTCGACGAAACGATTTCGCCAGGGTACGCCTACTGGGAGGACATTGATTACGACCAGCGCGTGCGCCTGCATGTGGCGGCAGGCGGCGATTTTGTGCAGGTGGACGGTTGCGAAGTGCTGCATGCAGGTAGCCAGACCAATGAATGGGCGACACCTGCGGAGATCGAGGAGCATCACCGCAAATTCAATCTGGCGAAAGGCAATTTCTTGGCGAAATGGTCGAAGCTCTCATACGAGCAGTTGCATCCGGCTGCCCAAGCGCATGTGCAACCGGCATTGCGAGGTGCCCTGTGAAGCGCCGTCTCTTGTGGGTCGGTGATGCGGCTGTCTCAAGCGGGTTCGCAAAATCCACGCACCGCATATTGGACGTGCTGCAGTTGACGTTTGACGTGCATGTGCTCGGGCTGAACTATCACGGAGACCCGCACACGTACCCGTATCCGATCTACCCGTGCTACCCAGGCGGCGACATGTTCGGGTTGGGACGGCTGAAGGAAATGCTCCAGAAGCATGGGCCATCCGTGATTGTCGTGCAGAACGACCCGTGGAACTTCCAGGCCTACCTGAAGCGGATCAATGGCAACGTCCCGGTCGTCGGCGTCGTTGCTGTTGACGGCAAAAACTGCCGCGGCAAGCAGCTCAACGGGCTGGCCTTGGCCGTCTTCTGGACTAGGTTCGGAGAGGAACAGGCGAAGCTCGGCGGTTACACCGGGCCGTCCACTGTTATACCGTTGGGCGTTGACCTCGAGACCTTCAAGCCGTCAGCCGACAAGGCCGCCGTGCGCGAACGCATGTCCCTGCCCAAAATCCTGTCTCTGCGCGGCCTGCCGCCAGAGACGTTCATCGTCGGCGTCGTCGGGAGGAACCAGCACCGTAAGCGGCTTGACCTGACGATTGAGTATTTCAGCCATTGGGTGCACAAGTACCAGGTAAACGATGCCGTGCTGTGGCTGCATGTTGCACCGACTGGCGAACGTGCCTATGACCTCGAGCAGTTGGCCGAGTACTACAACATCTCGAATCGCATTGTAATTCCAGACATCGACGAACGCCACGGCGTGACCGAGGATCTGTTGGCCCGCCTTTACAACGCCTTTGACGTGATGATGACGACGACGCAAGGCGAAGGCTTCGGCCTACCGTGCCTCGAGGGGATGGCCTGCGGCACGCCACAAATCGTTCCCGATTGGGCTGCGCTTGGCGAGTGGACAGACACGGCCGCTTACAAAATCCCGTGCTCGACGACGGCAGCGACGGTGAACGGCATCAATGCTATCGGCGGCATAGCCGATCGCGACAAGTTCGTGCAGGCATTGGATTTCATGTATCGCAACCGTGTGTTGCGTGAGCAGCACCACGACCGTGGGTTGCAACTTGTGCAGAAGCCTGAATTCCGTTGGCAGAGCATCGGTGAGAACTTCAACGGTGCAATCGAACGCATGTTCTGCGCGCCGTCAGAAATTGAAATGGAAACCTTGGCATGAAGATCAGGGGCATGAAAAAGATGCAATCGCTCCTGAAGAAGATTGCATTAGAGAAGCCGAATGAAGCGGCTAGGGCTATCTACCTCGAGGCCCAGATCATCATGACCGAGAGCAAGCGGCGATGCCCTACGGACACAGGCATCCTGCGAAGCAGCGGCACCGTGCACCTACCAGAAATTAGGGTGGAGAAGGGCAAAAAACGAATCAGCGTGCTGATGTCCTACGGCGGCGCGGCTCAGGAGTATGCCCTCGCCGTGCATGAGCATCTGTCCGAACATTCGCCGCCCTCTTGGATAGAGGCGGGCGACAACATTAACTGGTCGGCTGCCGGCACAGGCCCAAAGTTCCTTGAAGGCCCGATCAACGAAGCGATGGGCGGGTTAGCTGCCAAAATTGCTGCCCGCGTGAATCTCGAGGACTGATGCCAATGACATTTCTTGACGATATCGCGAGTCGGCTTGTCTCGGCAGGTGTCGGTGTCATCGGCTCGTCTATCTTCCTGAGTTCAAAGGCTGTGATCCCGACCGGATCAGGGCCTTATATCTCGCTGATGGAGACGGGCGGCGTAGCTCCAAGACGCGTTCAAAATCGTAATGGGGCCGCAGTTATACGGCCAAGCGTTCAGGTCGTCGTGCGTGCGTCTACGTATCCGGCGGCACGCACCAAAGCAGAGGATGCTTACAGGGCTCTAGACGGCATCTTCAACACAATGTTGAACGGGACGTTCTACGTGAAGATTACGGCCCGACAGGAGCCGACCGACACCGGGTTAGATGAATCAGGGCGGCCGAGATTGACGTTCAACCTCGACGCAGAAAGAATCCCAAGCTAGGAGAACCAACAATGTCAGTTAATCAAAAGTCTGGTCATGGAACGCTAGTCGCCGTGCAGTTGACGCCTGGCGGGGCATTCACGGATGTTGCGGAACTCGGCGATGTCACGCCGCCGGAATTCAGCCGCAATGAATTCGACTCAACGACGCAGAACGAGAACATCGACTCGTATGTGCTCGGCGTGCTTCGCCGCGGTGCATTCTCTATCCCGTTGAACTGGATCCCCGACGACGCGACCCACGATCACATCACGGGCGTGTTCTCGCTCCTGTTCAATAACACGATGACCGGGTGGCGTGTCCGGTTTCCTCAAGTGACGCCGCCGCTCGATTGGATCATGAGCGGTCAGGTGCAGGCCCTCAGCCCCGCAGCCCCCGTGGACGGCATCCTGAAGTCGGACATGACGGTGCGGCTGAGCGGCGTGATGACGATTGGTGGCGAAGTAATCGGTATCTAGGTTGGTAGGCCGGGGTGACTCGGCCTACAACTTTAACAAGGAGTGTTTATGGCCGACGATAAAGTAGCTCAAGTAGAGTCGATGGAAGAGATCGACAGCAGCGTTGACGTTGAATACGCCATGATCGAGGGCTTCACACCCGACAAGCCCTTCCGCATCGGGTCGCTGAGCGCTGGCGACCTGATCGAATGGAGCGAGAAGAGCGAGTCCGAGACTCAAAAACGGACGATGGGCCTGCGCCTGATCTGCAAGAGCCTCGTGAACAGCAAGAACGAGCGGTTCGCCCTGGACCCCAAGAACATCGAGATTTTCCGGCGCAAGAGCCACAAGGTCACGGAACGCATCGTGCGTGAAATCCTGAAGCTGAACGGGATGACGGCCAAGGAAGAAGTGGCCGCAAAAAAAGACTGACGCGAAGCCCACGTCGTCGCTTCGCGTATCGGTTAGCCGTTAAGCTGGGGCAGTTTAACGTCGGCGCTATGTTGCAAAGTATGACGGCCAGGCAGTTCGCTGAATGGGAGATGTATGCGCGACTCGAACCGTTTGGTGAGCTGCGGGCCGACTACCGGGCAGCCAGCATCGTGCAGATGATTGCTAACGTGAACCGCACCTCGAAGCAAAAAGCCTACACCATCGAG